GATTCTAATGCTGCCTGAGCAAGTAATAGTTCTACATTTACTTTTTCAAAATCTTTATTTCTCCAATACACATAATCCACACATTGTAAAACATTGTCTAAAAATTGTTGATTATTTGTGTGTTCAAAGTTAGGTTTAGTCGGTAGACTCTCGTTAGCTTGTATCTTATAGAAGTGTAAAGTTGATACACAAAATAAAACTACAACTACGAACATTAAAGTTCTTACTATTGTTTTTACTACAATCATATTTTCCTCGCAACATAATCATAACCAGTCCACTCTTGTCCTTCCTCATCTACAAAACCTGGTAACTTCGTTTGTGTTAACGATAAACCATCTTTCATTTTAGCCACTTTAGAAAATATAACAGCTGCCTGTTTATCTGTAAAGTTATCATATACATCTTTAGCCCAATTGCCAGTATAATATACTTTAGATGTACCTGATCTGTTTGATGGTTTATGTAATTCTTGTAGTTGTATCAATGCCTCACCTATTCTACCTTTAAGGTAAGGATCAAGTTCTTTCACTTTTCTTCTCATAATATATCTCTCTTTTTATAGGTCTAAGCCTATAGCGTTCAGTTTTGGCCTAAAACTGTAAAACAGTTTGTTATGATTACCAGTGTCACCTGCATTAGCCATTTGATACAGGTGTATCATTTCGTGTCCTAAAGTGTCCACAAATTCTTTTTTATTTCTATAAGAAGGCAACATCTCTAAATGATATTGAGTTGTACCTTTTCTTTTCCAAGTATGAATTGTAACTTGTCCATAACAGTATTTACCGTTAGGTCTGCCATCTCTAATTTCTTTTATTTTGACATCATTAAATGGTGATAATTTATTATTGAAAATTACTTTATTAATCATATTAAAATATTTTTTAATGTCTTTATATGTCGTCTTATATTTGTTGCGACTTGCCAATTCACGCTTAAGTATTTTCTTTACTACCATACTTCTACTTTTTGTTTTCCTTTGTGGCATTTAAAACTGACTCCTTTATGTAAAATATTAATACAAATAATATAGCAATAAAGATTATTGACATTGTTTGTCCTTAATTTTAGAATCTTTAAGTAATAAACATTTGTGTGTCTTATCTAATTCTAATCTTAATTGTGTCATCATATTTTCCATAATATATGGTAAGTATTGTTGTAATACTCCTGTCATCTGTATTGCAAACTGGTAACCCATTTTTTGCAATTCACTTTCTAACAATTTCTGGTGATCCATGTCGGTACCTTTAATTGTTTCAGATATAACATGACCAATAACGGCTGTGTTATATTCATCTGCTTTAGCAAAACTCATTTTAAATGAGCTTAAACCAAACCATATAATAGTATTTAATACTATAATTGTTATCACTAGTTTTTTCATAATGTAATATACCTTTCTTTTTATATATTTAGGATATCACAACCTGACATAAAAGTCAAGCAGAAAAAAAATTTAAAAGTGTTGATTTATAAGGGTTTTTTAAGGGTACGTTGTGTCGCACCCTTAAAAATGTGAGGTTTTTAAGACAATAATTCTTTTAGAATCGATTTACCGTCTGATTTTACAAAGTCGTCAGTCCAATTAAACGCCTCTTTTACTACAGCCGCTGTTAGACCTTTGTACATGTTGTTTATTTTTTTGTCTTTTATACCGATTAATACATCGGCGTCTTTTTCGTGTAAAGATTCTAGTAAACCTAGAAACATTTTCTCTCTGGTCATTTGTTTGGTATCTGGATCTGCACCTTTAACAAATCTCCATAGTTTTCTACTAGCATAAAACAAACTAGTATGCTCTGTTCCTGCTGGAGCTTCATTTCTAATAAATGGTGGTGTACCATCTGGTAATGCAAACTCTATTTTAGGATCAAATGCAGCCTTAAGCAACTGTCTCATTGCTTGAGTGTCATGTTTTTTTAAGATTTCTATCTTCTTTGGTTTATCTTTAGCGTTATTAATTTGTGTAAAGATTTCGTGTACAGTAGGTTCTGTTGACCCACTGGTTCTGTTAGCGGCCATCATTGCCGCTGATTGTTTTACTATAGCCATAATTTATTCTCCATATATATGTTAGAAGTCATTCACTTGTTCAATTAATGTCTTCATTTTATTTTCTATAAAGTAATTTAATAGGAGCGACCTATCTTTAACTTTATAGTCTCTAAAAGTATTTATAATGCTTTTTTCTATGTTATCTGGTATTTGAGATAGATCAATCAAAGTCTTATTTCTTTGATAGTTCTTCTTATATTCAGATTCTATTGTAGCATTTCTTTCAATATTTTTAAATTCTTCTAGTCTTTTCTTGTTGATAGGTTTCTGTCTGGCTCCCTCTTGTAGAAAGATATCATCTGGACTTAATATGTTTGGTATACCATCTGATCTATCACCTTTTATAATTTGTTCGTGTAAGAATTGTATAGGGTCAATTTGTTCACCAATATACCCTTTTAGTATAGGAGAAAATTGATACACATCTCCGTAGTGATGTAATTGAATAAAGTCTTTGTCACCTGACACAATCAAATACTTATCTTCTTCTCTTAACTTTATCATAGTAGCAATAATATCATCTGCTTCTGCGTTATCTACATGCATAACTACGTATGGAAAGTTATCAACTAATTCTTTTTTGATCTCTGCCATTATAGCAAAGATATTATTCCAATCTGTATCTGAATCGGTTCTACCTTTTCGTCTACCGTGTTTGTAGTGTGGAAAGATTGTTCTTCTCCATGGATTTGAAGCGTCTGAACACAACACCATTTTACCATACTCGTCTCTAAATTTTAGATTAAAACCACGTAATGAATTTAATACCATACTTCTCACCATTTCCATGTTAGGTTTGACCTCTGCTTTGCCTCTGGTCTGCACCATTAAGTTAGATATTAATACTTGATTTAAATCTACTAGAATCATTCGTAATCACTCCAATGTTTTTCTTTGATTGTTTTACCTTTTTCTTTTGCTCTTAATCTTTCTTTTAATACTTTAATTCTATATTTGATACCATCAATAGTGGTGTACATCCAGCCACAATCATGTGGTTCTATTTGTTTTTTAAACCATTTGTTGGTCTCTTGTAATGTTTCAATTTGTTTTTTAAGTTGTGCTTTGTTTGACATAAATCTCCGTTGGTTGGTGTAGGTGGCGATTTCTCGCCACCATACTAACTATACTAGTTCTTGTAAGCGAATGGAGTTCCATAAAGCTTAGTAATACCGGCAGCTATAATAGCTTTTGTGGCAGTACCAACTCTGTATGAAGTACCTTTTGCTGTTTTGTTGATATAGATCATATTACCTTGTGATCTTAATTTATCAACCATCGCTCTTGGCGATTTAAGGTCAAACTTGTTTCTTAGCGTTTTCCAAGATACAGCTTCACCTTTGTTCAAAAGATTTAATACCTTTTGAGTTTTACTTAAAGATTTTCCACCTCTAAGCGCATTTTTAATAGATTTAAACATTGTTTAAGTCTCCTTTATTATTAATTGCTATTTTACAACCTGCTGAGGCGATTACGGGAGTAATTCTGTAAATTCTATTTGTCATCATCTTTATCTAAATCACTATCTGATTCAAAAATACTAGAACCATTTGATAGGTCATCTAGTTCAGTTTTAAGTTCTTTGTTAAATGGTTTAGTTGGTTTACCTGATTCCATAACTCTACTGTAGTCTATGGTGGCTGATCTATGACCATTTTTCATTTGTTTAACATCAACAATTTTATCAATCAACGTATGTGAAGTATGTGTCATACCAAAGTCTCTGTATATTAGTCCTCTCATAGCGTCAACAACCATAGCTAAGTCTTTTGTAAATGTAATCTTATCTGTTTTGATTGCTAGGTCTAAAAAACTGTTTATTAAACTCATAACTATATCGTCTACCTGGTGTTCAATAAATTGTTTTGTTTGTTTTTGTTTTAACTGCTCGTTAATCTTATTCTGTGCCTTTTGGTTTTCAGTATGTACGTTTCTTACAATTTTATTTGTAGGAAACTGTATTACATTTTCGTTATCATCCATTGTTAGTTACTTCGCCTTGAAAATTTATCATACCTTTTTCAACAAAGTATTCTACCACCTGGTTATAACCACCAACTAACTCATCATCAATTTTAACTTGTGGCATAGACATGACTTTTTTACCTATATCTTCTATTAATTTCATAGGATTAGAATCAAAGTCTTTCTCTAGATTTTTTTCTGTGTATTCAAGGCCAAGTTTCTTAAACAAGTCTTTGGCCTTGCCACAAAATTGACAGTTCTTTTTACTGTATATTACTATTTTCATTTGTATCTTTCATTAAGTTTTCATAAGCCACATTTGCTTTCATCTTAACGTTATAAGAATCTACAGCTTCCTCAATAGTGAAATTATACATCTTGTTAAATTCACCCATTGGTAATCTTAAACCAATCCAAGCTCTGTAGTAACCGTTTTTAGTAATAGTTACATCTTTAGCAAAGATTTCATAACCTCTAACTGGTGTTTCTTTAATTAAGTTTACAATTGTAGACTCAACCTCTGATACAGTTGTCTTGTTATTATTCTTTCCTAGTTCAGTAATGAATTGTTTACTAGACTTATTCATTTCGCCTTTGATAATGTCAGCTAACTCTGCTTTTGCTATCATCATACCTTTTTCTATTGCTAGATTTAAGTCTGGCGATACAGCAGTACCAACACCAAAGATACACATTTTATCTTTGTCTTTACCAAATATTGGCGTATCACATGCTTTTGATTCAGAAAAATCGGACATGTACCACTTCGGTACTTGATTTAATACTTTGCCTTTTTCTGATTTCATATTGTAAGTTGCTGAACAGTTAGCCACTAATAGGCCTGCCACACATACTCCAATAAGTTTACTTACTTTGTTTTTCATCATATATTATTTACCTCACTTTTAATAGTATATACTAGTTGACCTAATTTGTCAAGCCCCATTTGAACATAGTCCAGAAACTCTCCAGCCGAGATACCAGTAATAATTACAAATAAAAGTGATAAAATGATCATATTTTTAATCATTATTTTACCTTCCATTCACCGTCCTTGTTAAGACACGTCTTTCCGAACGACTTAAATACGTGTTTTGGTCTACTATAAACTCTACAGTACTCTGGAACAGAGATATCTCTATAGTAAAACTGAGCAAACAGTTCCCAATAACTTGGTCCGTCTACCTTTTTTCTACCATCAGCACATTCCAATGTTTCTTCTTTTGCAATAGAATTATCAGTTTGTTTAATGGTAATTTTGACATAACAATATTGATCAGCTGCATTTTTAGGTTCTACAGTTGTAATCTTGTTATAATAAACTTTATCTTTTTCTTTTTCAACTCTTTCAATCTTATCTAATACTTCAATAGTCTTATTAACGGTATCTGATACCTCAACATTTTTTACAGGCACAACTAGACCAGATAGATCACCATTCTCACCATGACCATGATCTGCTTTGGCACTTACTGTAAGTATCATTAATATTACTAAAAATTTATTCATTGTACCTTTAATTTCTTTAACGTATCATTAACTTCAAAAAGTTCATCTTCAAGTTGGCGTATTTTTGTTTCGTCTCTGCCTTGATAATGATCCATTTGTTCTATAATTTGTTTCTTTTCTTCTTTTAATCTATTCACTGTAGGATTATCGCTCATATTTACCCTTATCGTTGGAAACTAATTTACACTGTAGTTGTACATCTTCTATCATTGCATTCACTTCAGCGTCTCTTTCAGGAGTTTTAGGTTGATTGTACTTTGTATCATATAATCTATCACTCACTTTTTTTATTCCATCAATCTTTTTACAAAGATCGCTTATTCTATGTAACATATTATTTACTCACCATTTCTACCCAACGACCATCTGGCAACTGACAAGCAGTACCAAAGATAACTGAACGATTTACACCACCAACACCAATTAGTGGCCATTGACTTGTTATATCTA